ATGGCAGGAATAACAGTACTGGCAATGAGTAGCGCCGCGGTGGGAAAGGATGTCGTCCCCGATGAGGCGCGGACTCGAGATATGATGCGCTGTCAGGATTATCTGCAACTGGATCCGCGCACCTGGACGCCGATGGTGATTTGGCTGATGAACGATCCTTTTTCACTGGAGCCGCCGGAGTGGACCGACTTCCATGAAGCCGAGCTGGTGCTGACGCCGATCCTCACCGAAATCTGCCGTCAGGAGCCGGATGTCTGGCTCACCTCGCTGCGGGAACGGCTCAATTCTTATCAGCAGGTGCGGTCGCTGAACTAAGCGACCGCGGTAAAACGGCAGAAAAAGTGACTAAATGCGCAGTTAGCGGCCTTCTTCTGCGCAAAGGCTCAGCAGCGGCCCGCTTTTTGCGACAGGGCGTCGCAGGTTTTGCTCGCTAGCGTCGGGTTGGCGCCGGCGCAGATGGCATCTGAGACGGTGCTACCGCCGCCCAGCGGGATCAGCCCGTAAAGCTTCGGCTCGGCGGCCTTCGTCAAATAGCAGCGATGGCTGGTTTTGCCGATGGTGGCCACAAAGTTGGTTTTCACATCCTGCTGCCTCGCATCGGAAATTGTCACCTGCGAAGCATCGACATTAAAAGCAAACGCGGCGGCCTCTTTCATTTTCCGTCGCCATGGGTGGTTTAGCTACGCAACCCATTAATAACAGTGCCAGACAGGTACTGATTGATATATCCCGTATTTTCATCATTTCATCCTTTTTGTAAGTCAGCGGGTTATATATAAGAGCGGGGGGAGGAACGCGTTGATTTCGATCAGCTGGCGCAGGCTATGGTTATTTTTCGGAAATTGACCTGTGTTGTTACATTTATCGTGAGTAGTATGAATTCCAGCATTGCAGGAATGAAAGATATTTTAAGACTACGTCGCGTAGTTAGACAGAAGTCAACAGGAGTGCGGCGGTTATGGGCTGCCCGAGATGCTCTGAGCAATATTTTGCTAAGGCAGAATGCTATCTGTTTTAGCGTAAGCGCAAATTTTCCCTGCGTTATAACGGACTTTTTATCCTCTTAATGGGATAGCGACAACACGCTAAGCCTTGCGCGCTGCTCAGCGGTTTGTGGTGCCATTTTAAAATTCAGGAACAAAAAAGCCACTCTTTCGAGTGGCTTAATTATATGATTTTAAATCTAAAATTTGGTGGCCCCTGTTGGGTTTGAACCAACGACCAAGCGATTATGAGTCCGAACTATATTCTAATAAAAACAAATATATACAGTTAAATCAAACGCATAGCATTTCGTATATTGTCGAAAAGTATTGCATAGTGCTGCGCTGTGCTGCCATTTTGCTGCCACTTATCAGGTTTAATGGGTTAAGTTGAACAGCTTCTGTCAGGTGGTCAGGGGCGAAGTGAGCATAACGCATCGTGACTTTGATATCTGTATGTCCGAGGATGCGTTGTAAGACTAAAATATTGCCGCCGCCCATCATGAAATGGCTGGCAAAAGTATGCCGTAAAACATGCGAAAGCTGGCCGTCAGGAAGCTCAATTCCCGCCCGTTTTACCGCGCTCCTGAATGCTGAGTAACATCCGGTAAAGAGCGGTTTAGAGGTTCGGACTTTGGGTAGCAATTCATAAAGCTCATCACTGATTGGAACCGCTCGGTTCTTCTTACCTTTTGTTTTGATAAAAGTGATCTTGCCGGGGCTTATCTGCTTTCCTGTTAAACTTTCCGCCTCACCCCATCTTGCTCCGGTTGCGAGGCAGATTTTAACAATCATGGTTAAATCCTCCGCCTTGCTTTTTTCACATTCTTCCAGCAAGCGAGCCGCTTCATCAACTGTAAGCCAGGCCAGCTCAATTTCTGCGATCTTAAACTCTCTGACGTTTTCAAGAGGGTTGGGTGCTGTCCAGTCATCAAGTCGTTTCAGCTCGTTGAACATAGCCCGAAAGTAAGCAAGTTCAAGGTTAACCGTACGAGGGGTTACAGCCTTAACGCGATCAGAGCGGGTTATTTTTCCGCTTAACCTCTGTTCTCTATAAGTTGAGAACAGTTTAGCGTTGAATTCTGTAGCGAGGGGATCACCCATAGCGAGACAGGCAAACTCCATCGCGCCTTTACGCTTTTCACCATCTGCAAGCGTAACGCCATGTGCGTTGTACCAGGCTGTAACTAAATCCCGAACGCGGCGCTTGTCTGTTTTCTCACCTAACCACGGCTTATCTTGTGCTTGCGCTTTTACATGGCGTTCAAAGGCTAGAGCCTCTCCTTTGGTAGAAAACTGGCGACGGATACGCCGCCCATCCCTTCCATTTGGAAAAACTTGCGCCTGCCATTTTCCATTCGCTAACTTACTGACGGACATATTATACGCACTTCCTAAAAGTCGATTTCTGCTATGTCTTCAAATTCAGGATGGCTCTCAGGGTATTTAAAATACGCGTCTTTACCATATTTAAAGACAAAGAGCAGTTCTCCGTTAATGCTTTCAACAGACTCTAGCGTCCCGAGCATTACAAATGTTCGCTCATTCATGTAATTTTTCCCTATTAGATCATCTGTTCTGTTCAATTTAAGTTGCTCAATTAAATATTTAGAGCGAGGTTTGTATTTAACTGTTTTGCTACTGCGGAATATCTTTGCTGGTGTGTCTATTTTATTTAGAATCTGATTCAGTGTTTCAAATATTAAAGTGTCTTGCTTGCTTAACTGCGTTTTTTCACCGACTTTAGCTGGTTCAATTCTCAGAAGCTGAACAATAGAATTTACGTCATTTGTGTCTGCCTCAAAGGTGCTTACTATAGCTTTTTCCAAAGATTTGATATTGTTAAAAGCATTATCAATACGCAGTGAACTATCATATTCACAATATCTGAATGCTTGAACATCAAACGGGCTAATTGTTCGATCGTCTTTTATTAATACTGTTTTTTTGTTAAAGGCCTGTCTTAGTCCTAATTCGTACATCACATTAGGATTTCGCCCGCTTAGATCACATATTGCAATATCGGATTCAACAATTCTTTTTAAAATATCTAAAACAATTAGATTGGAATTGTTAACTTCATCAGCTCTCACGGTTTTAAAACCAGCAGCATCACATGCTGGTTTTATTAAATGATTATAAACCCTATCGAAGTGACGCGAATCGTAACTCGCCATGTCGGCGATAGGCATGATTACAAAGCAAGTGCGCTCAATATTTTCAGTTACTTTTTCTTTTGTTGTTTTAGGCGAAGTAGTCATTGTTTACCCTTAACTAATTTGTTCTGTTTTGAGGAACACTTTACCAAACACTTTTATATCATGAGCCTGACATTCAAAGGATGCTTTGCCATTTTCGACACGTATACGGCCTCCGGGAAATCTAAAGATTTCCCTAATACTGTATAACCCATCAATTTCTATGACCCACCACCCATCATTTATCTCTCCTTCATGTTCATCAATAAGATACAGAGAGCTTTCATATGCCACTAAAGATGGACTCGATAAACCATCAGGAATCAAGCTGCTGTCATAGTATATATCATTATGTGATGTCAAAACCCCATCTGTTATTTTGAAGTGTTTTAAGGCTAAGGCTTTACGCTCGACCTCATCCTCGAACATAACCCCCTCACCTGAAACCAACCACTGCAAAGATGCGCCTGTTTCGATGCTGCAGATGATTGTCCAATCAGAAGGAAAGGTATTGCGTGCATACCTGTTTGCCATCGTGCTTTGGGAAATCCCCAGATGGTTACATAGGGACTGCCGAGTAGTAAAACCGTAGGCTTTCAAAATTCGCTCAATGACGGGCTGGCCGCCAGTATTTTGCATAATGTTACTTTGTAACTTCTTTTTGATGTGGCGATTTGTGATTTTTTGCGTTGACATTGGCGTTTTGTGATCCTATTCTCCGTTGTGTGAACCAACGAATAGTAAATAACAGTCTCGAATAGTGTAGAGACGGCCCAAACTGAGGAATATTGCATCATGAATCGTCAACTTTCAATGCGCCCCAGCATCAATCTTGTGGTGTCTGAACCATTCATTACCCTGGATGAGTTCTGCCGCCGTACCGGTTACAAACTTAGCTACGCCCGCCAAATGATCCGTGAAGGCCGACTTCCAATTCGTAAAAAGGAAGGGGTAAACAGCCTTATCGAAGTAAACATGTTCGCATTGACGATGGAAGCAGCTCAAGGCTGTGAAATCGCAATGCAAGCCTGATAGTTCCATTTTGGGATATAGAGAGGCCAAAAACATGTTTGATTTCAGGATTTCTAAACATCCGCATTTTGATGAAGCCTGCCGGGCTTTCGCACTGCGTCATAATATGACGAAGCTGGCAGGGCGTGCTGGGATGAATGTTCAGACTCTTCGCAATAAGCTTAACCCGGACCAGCCGCACCAACTTACCGCGCCGGAAATCTGGCTGCTTACTGATCTGACCGAGGATTCCTCATTGGTTGATGGTTTCCTGGCGCAGATCCACTGCCTGCCGTGCGTGCCGATAAACGAAGTCGCGCGCGAAAAGATGCCGGATTATGTTCTAAAAGCTACGGCAGAAATCGGCCGCGTGGCTGCCGGCGCTGTTTCCGGCGAAGCGCACACAACGGCAGGGCGCCGCCAGATTGTTGATAGCATCAATTCAGTTACTCGACTGATGGCATTAACCGCAGTGACGTTGCAGGCGCGCCTGCAGGCAAGCCCGGCGATGGCCAGCACCATTGATACGGTCACTGGCCTGGGTGCCTCGTTTGGTTTGATCTGAGGTAGCTATGTCGAGTAACCAACCATCAATCGCATCGCTTCTCGTTAAGCAAAGTCCATCACCTCATTTCGGGCATGGCTGGATCATGGGTAAAGATGGCAAGCGCTGGCACCCGTGCCGCTCGCAGGATGCGCTGCTGGCTGAACTGCGTACTAATAAACAGGGGAAACCATGGCTATTGAAGGCGATTCTGCGACTGTTCCACTAAGTCCGGGACATCGGCTGGATGGCCTGAATCATATTGCAGAGCTAAGGGCGAAAGTGTTCGGCTTGAATATAGAACCTGAACTGGAGCGTTTTATTAGCGATATGCGGGACCAGCGAGATATTAACCATAAACAAAATGAGCGTGCCTTAGCCGCCATATTCTTTATGGCTAAGATTCCGGCGGATCGTCATAACGTCAATATGAATGAGCTGACGACTGACGAAAAGCGGGAGATGATAAAAGCAATGAACCATTTTCGTGCAGTGGTGAGCTTATTTCCAAAGCGGCTAACCATGCCGAATTAACCAGTAACATAAATTAATGGCGTAAACCCGCCGGGCATTCTTTTGCCAAAATTCAGGAGAAACAACAATGCGAAATATAGAAACCCGTTCCAACAAAATCGGCCCGGATGATGCAGGTCTTAACCAGATATTGACAGAGGCCCGCATGGAAGAACGCCGTGCACGTGCTGCGGCAATGGCCGCCCGCCTTGATAGCCTGGCGTGTCACATCACATCGCGCCAGCTTAATCACGTTGAGGCGGCGGAGCTGCTGCGCGTTACTGCGGAAAACATCCAGAACGAAGCGCAGGAGATCCACTGATGTCTGATTCTATGGACCTCGTACAGCAGCGCGTTGAAGAAGAACGCCAGCGGCACATCCACACCGCCCGCAGTAAAGCGCCGGGCGTTTCCCGCGTTTTATGCATCGAATGTGATGCGCCAATCCCGCCCGCTCGCCGCCGTGCGCTTCCCGGCGTGCAGTGCTGCGTCACCTGTAAGGAAATCGCAGAGCTGAAAGGCAAACACTACAATGGGGGGGCTGTATGAGCACCATCCTGAAATGGGCGGGCAATAAAACCGCCGTCATGCATGAGCTGAAAAAGCACCTGCCTGCAGGCCCGCGACTGGTTGAACCTTTCGCGGGTTCATGCGCTGTAATGATGGCGACAGAGTATCCTCATTATCTTGTCGCGGATATTAATTCAGACCTGATTAATCTTTATAAGCAGATTGCATTTGACTGTGAGAAGTTCATTTCAAATGCAAAACATTTCTTTTTAGGCACAAATAGCGCAGAGTCTTATTACAACATCCGTCAGGACTTTAATCATTCGTCTGAAATCACCGATTTCTGGAAAGCTGTATTTTTCCTTTATCTAAATCGCCACTGTTATCGTGGATTGTGCCGTTATAACAGGAAAGGTGAATTTAACGTTCCATACGGGAATTATAAAAAACCATATTTCCCGGAAGACGAAATCAGAGCATTTGCAGAGAAAGCAAAACGCGCCACCTTCATTTGTGCCAGCTATGAGGAAACTTTAGCAATGGTCAAAGTAGGTGATGTGATTTATTGCGACCCACCTTATGACGGTACATTTACCGATTATCACACTTATGGTTTCAATGAGCTTGAACAGCGTCGCCTGGCGACGACTCTTGATGTACTGGCATCAGCAGGCCATCAGGTTGTTGTGTCGAACAGTGAAACCGAGCTGACGAACGCGATTTACCAGAGTTTTACCCGCCACCGTATTAACGCAAAACGCAGTATAGGCGTTGCCGGTGGTGATGGTAAGTCTGCAACTGAAATTATCGCTGTTTCTCAACCTCTGATCTGGTCCGGGTTTGATCTGGCAGCGTATCCGGTCGTGAGTGCGTCTTACGAAACTTTCCAAAGAGAGTATTTGTGTGAGCCATCACGACGTTAAAAACTACGGCGGTGCAGATGATGCCGCCACTGCTTTTGTCTGGAATGCCCCGAAAAAAGCGGTTAACCCGTATGTGGACCCGGCGGAAGTTGCGCCGGTGTCTGCGCTTTCAAACCTGATCGCCCTCTACGCCAGCGACAACGAGCAGGAGCAGATGCGCCGTGAGGCGATGAGCGATGAGGTCTGGGAACGCTATTTCTACAATGAAGCCCGTGATCCTGTTCAGCGTGAAATGGAGCAGGACCGGCTGATCAGCCGTGCCAAAATGGCCCGCGAGCAGCAGCGGTTTAATCCCGATCTGGTGATTCTGGCAGACGTAAGCGCTGAACCATCACATATCAGCAAGCCACTGCTTGAGCGCATTAAATATTTCGAGGGCCTGGGAAAGCCGAAGGCATATTCCCGCTATCTACGTGAAACCATCAGGTCGTGCCTTGAACGCCTGGAGCGCGTGCGTGCCAGCCAGGTTTCTGCGTCATTCCGGTTTATGGCGAGCCACGACGGGCTGGAGGGCCTGCTGGTTCTGCCGGAAATGAACCAGGAGCAGGTTAAGCGGTTATCTACCCTGGTGGCGGCACACATGAGCATGTGTCTGGATGCTGCCTGCGGTGAGCTGTTTACGGATGAAGACGTTACGCCAGAAGAGATCCGCCGGTCATGGGAAAGGGTGGCCGCTGAGGCCATGCGCCTTGATGTTATCCCGCCTGCCTTCGAGCATCTGCGCCGCAAAAAGCACCGCCGTAACCCGGTACCATACGAACTTATTCCGGGTTCGCTTGCCCGTATGCTCTGTGCTGACTGGTGGTATCGCAAGCTGTGGCAGATGCGGTGTGAATGGCGGGAAGAACAGCTGCGCGCCGCCTGCCTGGTTAACAAAAAGGCGTCCCCGTATGTCAGCTATGAGGCCGTGATCCATAAACGCGAACAGCGCCGCAAATCGCTGGAGTTCTTCCGCTCGCATGAGCTGACCAATGAGCAGGGCGATACGCTGGATATGGAAGATGTGGTAAACGCCAGTAGCAGCAATCCGGCGCACCGTCGTAATGAAATGATGGCCTGTGTTAAGGGGCTGGAGTTAATCGCGGAAATGCGCGGAGACTGCGCGGTGTTCTATACCATCACCTGCCCGTCACGCTTTCACGCAACGCTCAATAACGGCAGGCCAAACCCGAAATGGACCAGTGCAACGGTCCGGCAGAGCAGCGACTATCTGGTGCATACGTTCGCCGCTTTCCGCAAGGCGATGCACAAAGCCGGGCTGCGCTGGTATGGCGTCCGCGTTGCTGAGCCACACCATGACGGCACCGTGCACTGGCACCTGCTTTGCTTCATGCGCAAAAAAGACCGCAAGTCCATCACTGCGCTGCTGCGTAAATTTGCCATCCGTGAGGACCGCGAGGAGCTGGGAAATAATACCGGCCCGCGCTTTAAATCTGAGCTGATCAACCCGCGCAAGGGGACGCCTACCAGCTACATCGCGAAGTACATCAGTAAGAACATCGACGGCCGCGGCCTGGGTAATGAAATCAGCAAAGAAACCGGCAGATCACTGCGGGACAATGCCGAACATGTCAATGCCTGGGCTTCGCTGCATCGCGTCCAGCAATTCCGCTTTTTCGGTATACCGGGCCGCCAGGCTTATCGCGAGCTGCGTTTGCTGGCAGGTCAGGCCGCGCGACAGCAGGCCGATAAAAAAGCAGGTGCGCCGGTACTGGATAACCCGCGTCTGGATGCCGTGCTGGCGGCAGCCGATGCCGGGTGTTTTGCCACCTACATCATGAAACAGGGCGGCGTACTGGTTCCGCGTAAACATCACCTGGTCCGCACGGCTTATGAACTCAATGACGAGCCATCAGCCTATGGCGATCACGGCATCCGTATTTATGGCATCTGGTCCCCGATTATTGAGGGCCGGATTTGCACGCATGCGATGAAGTGGAAAATGGTTCGTAAGGCCGTTGACGTTCAGGAGGCGCCAGCCGACCAGGGCGCTTGCGCCCCTTGGACTCGTGGCAATAACTGTCCCCCTGTGGAAAAAATGAACGAAAACGGGGCCGTAAGCGGGCATGATTTACCGGATATTGCGGGTATGGATGAGCGGGAGCTGCAGGAGTATCTCCATAGCATGAGCAAAAAAGAGCTGAGGGAGCTAAACGCACGGCTTCGCATGGTTAAGCCTAAGCGCCGGAAAGGGTACAGGCAGGATGTGGATAATCAGCAGCGCCTGCAGCTGGAGTATGAACTTAAATCGAGAGGCTTTGATGGTTCGGAGGCGGAGATCGATCTGCTTCTGCGCGGCGGCAGTATTCCATCCGGTGCCGGTCTGCGTGTTTTTTACCGGAACCAAAGGCTGCAGGAAGATGATAAATGGCGCCAGTGGTACTGATGAAGGGGCACAATTAATGCCTTTATCTCACCATATGGGACACATCTGATTGAATGATAAAAACTATTTTACAGGAAGAAAATCATATTATACTGTATGTATATCCAGTGGATGCATGTACAGTATAGCCATATCCTTTTGTGGGGATATGGCAACGGATATCCCGTAGTGAGGATAGGAGGGGAAATGCAGGACTACCTTTTGGAGTCGTTAAAGCTCCAGCGTATTGATTTTTTTATCAAGCTTGTAGCGGCTAGTGAGTGCAGCGATGAAGAGAAGCGACTTGCTATCCAGTGGGTTTCAGAGCTGACTGATGAGTTAATGGCGAAAATCCGTAGCCATGAATACAGCCGGTCAATGGATGTTTCCAGTTAGGGGGATGATCTCCATGCGTGTCGAAATAATGATTGATAAAGAGCAGAAAATTAGCCAGGCGACACTGGAAGCACTCGAAACCGAGCTTTACCGTAACCTGATCCCTTTATATCCCAAGACGGCGATCCGCATTCGCAAAGGCAGTGCCAACGGTATCGAGTTGACCGGCTTAAAACTTGATGAGGATAAGCAGCGGGTAATGGAAATTATGCAGCAGGTCTGGGAGGACGACAGCTGGTTCCATTAGAGAACGTTGCGGATGGTAAAAATGGTTTTTACTATCCGCAAGGTTGAACAACGAACCTTGTGAGGCGTTAGGAGTTGCCTTAATTGGGCCAGCTTCTTGGATTGGGGGGCTGAATGTGCAAAATGCTCTTGAAGTAAATGACTCATTTTCTAAGGTTTTTACTTCAGCTCATTGAAAAAAAAGAAAAAATGTTTTTTGATTTTTTTTACATCGGCTATGGCCACTACGTGTAAAAAGTGAGATCATCAAATCTTAGCGAAATGATACTTTATTCCAGATCGGCTTTCGCTATAATACGCGGTCGGTTTTTAGGAGGGGTCAATGCCAACTGTAGTGTCGCTTTTTTCTGGGTGTGGTGGTTCTGATGCAGGAGTCTTGAGCGCTGGTTTTGAAGTGCTAATGGCTAATGACATACTTCCTTACGCCCGTGATGTTTACTTGGCTAACCACCCAGAAACCGATTACGTTTTAGGGGATGTGTCTGCTATCGAATCGTTTCCTGCTGCCGAACTGTTAGTCGGTTGTTATCCCTGCCAAGGATTCAGTCAAGGTGGGGTACGGAAAGCTGATCGTAAAATCAATACTCTTTACCTAGAGTTTGCCAGGGCTTTAAGGAGCATCCAGCCTAAAGCTTTTATAGTAGAAAATGTTTCTGGCATGGTCCGAAGCAACTTTGAGCATCTTCTTCAGGATCAGTTTAAGGTCTTCAAAGAGGCAGGCTATAGAGTTAAGTCACAAATCCTCAATGCTTCCCATTATGGTGTTGCCCAGGATCGCAAACGTATTTTTATAGTTGGTGTTCATGAAAGATTCGGTACTGATTATCTATTCCCCGAGCCTACACATGGTGAGGGCTTAAAACCGTTCACTACGATTAGAGATGCCATCGGAGCAATGCCAGAATGGCCGACCGGTGAGTTCTATGAAGCTGACTTCCATTGGTATTACCTATCAAGAAATCGTCGTCAGGACTGGGAACAGGTATCGAAAACTATAGTAGCTAATCCAAGGCACATGCCTCTTCATCCAATTAGCCCTGTTTTAGAAAAACTCGGGCCTGATAAATGGCGGTTTACTTCAGAATCACCAGCTCGTCGATTTAGCTTTCGTGAGGCCGCGCGCTTACAAGGATTTGGAGATTTGGTTTTTCCTGAAACAGAGCGGGCGTCGATGAACATGAAATATACAGTGGTAGGTAACGCGGTACCGCCTCCTTTATTTGAGGCGGTTGCAAAAGGCTTACCCGATATTTGGGATTAGGTAATCAATCGACTTTAAGCTCGTTAATTAAACCTTCAAATTCAACAAACCATTGCTCTTTCACGATTGTAGGGCAATGGTTTGTCTTTTGTAGTAGTTGCAATATTCTTGCTCTGTCAATGACTAAGACCCCAGCACAAGGGCTGTTATCTACCCATTCGCCATCAGAATTTCGATAAAAAACAGGAGTGAACATGAGAGTTGGAATATCAAAGTGTACCTGAAAATATGTCCTTAACTTAAGAGAGTGTGCTTCTAAAGTTTTTTTAGGCCATTCTGTTTCTTGTGCACCACATTGACCTAGCAATGCATAATTGCTGCTGAGTTTATCATCAAATTCAACAGTTGCGATTATATCAAAACCAGCATCTCCGGATGAACTTGCTCTTTCGCATTCCTGTTCATTGATGAAAGGAACCGCTAAATCCTTGCCCATTATTTTAAGTGCTTTTCTCAAATCAGTACCGTAGTAAGTTCTACGGTCATCTGAGTTAGCATCAAAAATTCTCACCGTAGAATGCGGTGGAAGTAAAGCCGTAGTACAGAACTTACTAACAATTGCAAAATATTTTGCCCATAATTGAATTATACCTTTTTGGGCTTTTTTAAATGATCGTAGCCTAGAACATGCGAGTAAAAACAAATATACTCTTTGTATATCTGTAAGATCTTTTTTTAAAGTTATAAAATCGCCTTCCACAACAAATGGATAAATATCTTTGAGGAAATTTTGCCGAAAATCTAGCTGAGTCCATACATCTTCGACTTGCCTTTCTAAACGGTCATTACGTTCTGCATCACTGCCTTCATTCTCGTCCTCTTGCTCTTCTTGATCGACGTCATCTACGCTCGTATTACTTTGATTTTTGATGGTTATAAGATCATTTTTATGTAAGTCATGGCGGCCGGTATAGTTTATAACCGCAGCTAACTCCGCAAGGTCTGCAAATAAATGAGGTACGCTAGGGTGAATGTCTCCAATTTTAAAAATCTTCATCGTCAGAAACCTTTTTGGCTTTAATAGTATTACCAATAAGTTTGACATTTTGACTCAAGCGTCTTGCGACCTCTAAAGCCTCTGGGTTGTAATCAACAGTAGCAACAATTCCGGCGGCTTCAATTAATGCCGATTCTGCTTTATAGAGTAATGACATGAAATCTTGTTTTAGATTTTCGGTTAACTGATAAGCAACTTTTAACTCAGCCCCATTTCTAAAAGATGTTAGAGCTTTAGGATCATCTATTACAGATGAAAGCATTCTTAAATTACGAGACTCACCTACTTTTGTCTTACCTGATTCGTCTTTTTTATAAAGCCATATGGTAAGCTCTTTTGTGTTTTCTCTGTTGATGTGTTGTGGGTGAATTATTACGTCGTTGGATGAAATGTCATCATCTTCATCTTTTTCAGAAACACCAACAAAGAATCCAATTTTCTCATCCGCTAATGCGGTTGATAAAATAGAAAATTTAATGGACTCCTCATCTAAACCTTCTATACCATAGAAGTTATTATCTTCCATTATTTTGTAAACGGCTAAAGCATCAAGACTTCGTTTGATATGATCTTTTCTGCTGCCAATTGCGCGAGCAACTTGGTGATAACGCTCACTAGTTGGTAAAGCATTAGACGTTAGCTCAAAAAGTTGCTCTATATAACGAGCCTTCGCGAGAGGTTCCCATTGCTTGACACCAGTAATGTGTCTGAAACCTAAATAAGGTAAAATTTCTGCCCTTGTATCACGAACAATAACAGGTAATGTAGCCAATTCGTTAAGCTTATTTGCAGCATTACCAGCAATCTCAAGCATTCTAGTGCTTGGTCTCTCGCATTCATATGGATTATGAATAAGTTTTACTGCTGTTAAACGACGGTTTCCTTCAACGACAATATATTTGTCGCCCTCTTTAACCGCAATAAGGGGTTCTCCGGGAAAGAAACCATTCTCTGCTATAGCATTCATTAAATCTTCGATCGAAGTGGTGAGTGCTATGTGGTTTAGCATTGCTTCTGGGGTGCGCTCAACGCCTTCTGGTAGTCGGGGGTTCTTCGTATCAAGCTCTAACTTTTTGAGATCGATGTAATCGAGACTTTCTGTCATGATTTTACTCTCATTAAAAAAGATTTTAGGCAAAGATTAACACTGGAACTAACCATAGGCTAGAACTGCAATGTTGTGCATGAAAATGCATGATCGTTTGAGGATCGTTTATGGCCAAACTCGCCAGTTCTGGCGTGGTTTTGCTTATATCGTGCAGGTGCATGAAAACCAATGCGTAAAGCGGGCAGGCGTGGCGGGGATACGAGCGCGCGGTTTTGGGGTTAATCGCGGTTTTGGGGCCTCAATGTCGGGCTGGCATGGTCATTTTTTGGGGCTGGTCGTACGCGCCTGCGTCGTGGTGAGGCACTGCGTTTCGTCGTGAGCTGCCAGGTGGCGAAAGCGCAGGAGCGCTCAGCGAGGCGCTGAGGCGCTCTGATGGTGGGGCAGGGTGTAAAGGGGATAAAAAAAACCGCCCGGAGAAGGGCGGTTGATATCAAAGGTTGGTCGGCTGAGCGTCAGTCTTCATCGGTCAGGTAGGGGTCAAAGCGTATCACCTCATCACCCAGCCACTCGTTAACTTCTGTGATACGGCCTTGCAGGGGGGTAAGTTCGTTGCGAACGAAAACGCGCGCCGCTTTTTCCACATCGCCAAACCCGCCGGTATTCGTTGGAATAATCCCCATCAGCTGCGGCGGCACGCGGTGAGCTGCCAGCATGTCATCACGGCTCACATTCTTAATGTTAAGAAACTCATCTTTCGCGGCGACTTCTGACAGCGGGATGATCTGAATGCCGTCTTTCTTGCCGTTCGGGCTGTACATAAACAGGTTGCGGAAGTTGCCTGGTCCTTTCGATTTTTTAAGTGCTTCGCGTATGTTGTCCACGTCTTTCTGATCGGCGGCGGGGTCGCTCATGTACATGATGAAACCAGCATGGCTACCATTAAGGTAATATTTACGGCGAAACAGCGTGGCCGATTCATTCAGCAGGGCGGAGGGAATAGCGGAGAGGTATTCCGGCATCCCGTAAAGCTCCTGGTTAACGTCGGGTTCCATCAGGTGAAACACGCTTCCCTCATCGAACTGATAGGGCTGTGAGTTGTAGCCATACTGTGCAAACCAGTAGGTGTCCGGGTCAATGCCACGACGGGTATATTTGGCAAGCGAGGCGCGCAGCTGCATGATCTGCCCTAACCGGTTCATGCGTTTTTCAAGGTAGGCATTACCGAATACCAGAAAGTCCTGGGCGAACCGGGAAAAGGCTTGTTTAGACAGCCAGCGATGAGGGATGAAGGTACTGGTAAGAATATTGCGTTTTACCTGAATAGCGCTGGAGTGATGCACGGCGGCGCGGTAAGTTCGCGCCAGGCCATCCATGCTGATCGGTGGTTCGTACCAGCGGTCTACCTGTACGCACTCCAGGTAATCAAATAACTCCCGGCGGTCCATCACGGGGATCGGATCGCCAAACGTAAACGCCTCCGCATGTGCATTACTGACCATGTTGGCCGTATCGGTGGCGGTCTGGCCGCGCGGTGCCTTGCTGCGGTTTTTGCGGTTAGCCATTAAAAAATCTCCACGATGTTGCTGGTACTGGCGGAAGCTCCTGCCAGTGGTTCGTTATAAAGTGCGTGCATGGTTGCCCAGGCTAAATCCGCGTGGCTGGCTTCCTCTGTGCGGGCTGCTTCGTAGGTTGGTCGATTGCCGCTGGCGGTGGTTGAACGGCGAATGGACATAAAGGACTGCGCGATATCCAGCATCCCCGCGTCAAATTCCAAGCGGCGCCCGCTGATGATGTCGTAGGCTTTAAGAACCAGGGCATTTTTTACGGTCGGGTTGTAGACAAACTCGCGCGCGGCAGGGAAAAACTGCTTAACCGTTTTGTAAACGCCATCGCCTACGCCGGTCGAGTCTATGCCGATGTAGGTCACGTTGTAGCGCCTGGTGATTTCCTCAATTGCTGATGCCTGGGCGCGGAAGTCCATCCCGCGCCACTGGTGACGCTCAAGAATACGGAATTTACCGCCGGGGACGATGGGAGGCGCAATGACCACGCAACCGGCGCTGTCACCGTTCTGCGTTCCTTTTGCCGGGTCATAGCCGATCCAGACAGGGTGATATGCAAACGGACGCAGTAAAAGCGGTTCGAAATCGTCCCACACATCCCAGCTGTCAACCATGCAGGACTGCAACAACGCCAGCGGGAACACGGACGCCAGGTCGTCAACAAACTGACACATCAGCAGGTTGTTGTATTCGTCCGGGCTGTACTCCAGGCGCAGCTGGTCCAGGTCGAAAAGGTTACACCCGCCGTTTACGGCATCTTCAATGGTGACTATCTGGCGGTACTGGCCGTCAGGGCATAAAACGCCGTGCGCCAGGCTGCTGTGAGAAAGGTCAAATTCTACTCTGTCGGCTTTCGGGCGCCCTTTATTGAACAGGGCACCAGACCAGAACGGGTAGGCGCTGTGCGTCAGGCTGGAAGGTGTAGAGAAATAGGTCTGGCGCCATTTTTTGTGCAGCGCCATACCGGAGGCCACCTTGCGCAGCTCCTGGAATTTAGGTATCCAAAAATACTCATCAAGATACAGATTGCCGTGATAGCTCTGCGCGGTACGGGCGTTTGTACCGAGGAAGTAAAGACAGGCTCCGTTAGGCAGCACCATCGGATCGCCTTTCAGCTCAACGTCCACCTCTTTTGCGAAGTCGATGATGTACTGTTTAAAAACGTGTGCCTGAGCTTTACTCGCTGACAGAAAGATTTGATTTCGTCCCGTGGTCAGCGCGTCTATCAACGCTTCACGGGCGAAATAGTAGGTTGCACCGATCTGGCGTGACTTTAAGAGGTTGCGGATACGGTGCTTGATGCCAGCGTCCCACCAGTGGCGCTGGTACTCGAACATACCGGCGCGGAAAATCTCTTCCAGCTTTTCGATCTGCTCGTCGGTAAACAGGTTTTTTTCCGGTGGCTTGCGCGGGCCTTTATTGCGGTTCGCCACGTTGGGATTCAGATCTGCTTCATTCCCGCCATTGTTAAATTTGCCGATCCTGGCCTGTCGTTCTGACTGACGCGCCAGCAGGTCAATTTCTTTAAAGTCCTTTCCTTCCTTCTGCTCCTTCATGACGAGCTGGCAGTAACGTGCGGCGGTGGTGAGCTGCATCTGATCTAGTGGACCATATTTGCCCCACTTATCGCGTTTTTTCCAGCTGTGAACGGTTGCAACTTTCTCGCCCAGCATTTCAGCAATGCGGGCTACGCGGTATCCCTGAAAGTACATCAGCATTGCCTGACGACGGGGATCGAGGTCTGCGGGGGTCAGTGTTGTCATGGCACAAACATACGGCCTCAAATCAGCACTTTCCCCGGCTTCGCATTGTGTGGGAGTTCGCACAAGCCCAACGCGTTGTTTACACGCGCCCATCACCGCAAACATAAGGCTCTGAACGTGTTACGAACTAACTAACCGGAGCCGGACCGATGGCAAAAAAATCTAAGCGTTTTCGTATTGGGGTCGAAGGGGCCACAACTGACGGGCGCGTTATTGAGCGTGAATGGCTCACCCAGATGGCAGCGAGCTATAACCCGCAGGTATACACCGCGCTGATCAATATGGAACACATCAAGGGCTTCACCCCTGATGGGCCTTTCCGTCGTTTTGGCATGGTGGAAAAGCTGGAAGCGGAAGAAATCACCGAAGGGGCATTGTCCGGGAAAATGGCTCTGTATGGCTGGATTGCCCCGACTGACGATCTGGTCACGATGACCAGCAACTGGCAGAAGCTTTTCACCTCAATGGAAGTTAACACCAGCTTTGCCGATACCGGCTCCGCTTATCTGGTTGGCCTGGCGATTACTGACGATCCTGCAAGCCTCGGCACTGAAATGCTGCAGTTCAGCGCCAGCGCAGAACATAACCCCCTGGCGCGCCGCAAGCTGGACAAAGACAACCTGTTTACCGCTGCTGTTGAAACGCTGATCGAGTTTGAGGATGTGCCGGAAAAAACCAGCCTATTTACCCGCGTGAAAGAGCTGTTGTCCCGCAAAGGCGCCGATGATAACGCCCGATTTGCCGATGTAAATCAGGCTGTTGAAACCATCGCGCGTGAGCATCAGACGCTGGCGGAGCAGGTCAGCACCCATCAAACCGATTTCAGCAACAAGCTGAGCGATATGCAAAAGGTTGTTGAAGAGACAACCAGCGCACTCTCCACCCTGCGTGAGCAGCTTTCCACCCAGGACAGCCGCAGCGAGCGCCGCCCTAATGCGACCGGCAATAACGGCGCAGAACAAACCACCGATTGCTGAGGGAGCAAAAGTACAATGAAAAAAGAGACTCGCTTTAAATTTAACGGTTATCTGACGCAGCTCGCCAAACTCAACGGCGTATCTGTGAGCGATATCGCCTCGAAATATACGGCTGAGCCGTCAGTGGCGCAGACGCTGGAAACGAAAATCCAGGAGTCTTCCTCGTTCCTGCAGAAAATCAACATTGTCCCGGTTGATGAGCAGTCCGGCGAGCGTCTGGGGCTGGGTATTGGTTCCAGTATTGCCGGAAATACTGATACCACTCAGAAAGACCGTGAACCCGTTGATCCGACTTACATCGACGGTGAAGGGTACAAGTGTACCCAGACCAACTCTGATACGGCGCTGCCCTATGCGAAGCTGGATTTATGGGCCAAATTCCAGGACTTCCAGACGCGCATCCGTGACGCCATCATTACCCGTCAGGCGCTTGACCGCATCATGATCGGCTTCAACGGCGTGAAGCGTGAGAAAACGTCAGACCGCGTGACCTATCCACTGCTGCAGGATGTGAATATCGGCTGGCTGGAAAAAATCCGCCAGGAGAAACCCGTTCAGGTGATGGATAAGATCGTGTCCGAAGGCGAGGTGATTTCTCAGACTATCCGTGTCGGTAAAGGCGGTGATTTCCTGAATCTGGACGCGCTGGTTATGGGCGCCGTGAATGAGAAAATCGCGCCGTGGTATCAGGAAGATACGGAGCTTGTCGTTATCGTCGGGCGCCAATTACTGGCGGATAAATATTTCCCGATCGTCAACCGTGACCAGCCAAACAGCGAAGCGCTGGCGGCGGATCTTATCATCAGCCAGAAGCGTATCGGCAACCTCCCGGCCGTTCGTGCGCCGTTCTTCCCGGCGAATGCCATGCTGATCACCCGCCTGGATAACCTGTCTATTTACTGGCAATCAGGCTCCCGCCGCCGTTCGGTCATCGACAATCCGAAGCGTGACCGCGTGGAGAACTTCGAGTCCGTTAACGAGGCGTATGTTGTCGAAGATTACGACGGCGTTTGCCTTGTTGAGAACATCGAACTGTTGCCCGTGCAGGCAGGTGGCAATGCCAGCCCAGCGCTGACAACTGAAACCATCCAGGAAATCGTCACGGCAGCGGTGAAAGGCGCGCTTGATGCGCAGGCAGCTGGCGGTACTGGCGCCGGAGCGTGATAAATGAATCCGTTCCGTGCTCACACTCAGTATGTACAGGCACAGGATGCCGCCCGGCAGGGCGGCAGTCATGCCAGTATGACGGGCTACAACCAGATGCTGTTACAGCTGACAGAACACCGCAGGCGCCTTAAAACCGTCCAGTCAAATGAGCGCAAGGCTCAGCTCAAACGTGAGTTTCTTCCCGCTTATGCCTCATGGATTGCCGGTTTACTGGATGCTGACGCGTCAGGCCAGGACGACGTGGCTATGTACGTCATGATCTGGCGCATTGATGCCGGAGACTATACCGGCGCGCTGGACATTGCCCGTCATGCCATTAAACACGGCTGGGTCCTGCCGCAGCGCTTCAACCGGACCTGCGGGACCGCAGTTGCGGAAGAGTTTGCCGACGCGGCAATGCGCGCTTTTTCTGCCGGTGAATCATTCAATGCCGCCATTCTTACCCAGGTGCTCGATATCGTTGAAGGTCAGGATATGCCGGATCAGTCCCGCGCCCGACTTCATAAGGCGATGGGCTACGCGCTGCGGGATAACGATCAGGCAGTGGCGGCACTTAACCATCTGAAGCGTGCCCTGCAGCTGGATAACAGTTCTGGCGTCAAAACCGAAATCAACAAGCTTGAAAGCCGATTGCGACAGGCAATGTCGGCTTAACGAATCGTGCCAACGCGCGGGGCGGCACGGGGTGGCGACAGGCTTTATGCCGCGTCAAAACCCCGTCCACCGCCCAACTATTTGGGAGTGCCAGAAATATGCAATTCGTTTCGCCGGAACAGGCCGGGGAAAGTACCCAGGACGTTATTAAAAACACCAGTTTCTGGCCTGATGTCAGGGTTTCAGAGTTCCGCCGTGATATGCGCATGGATGGGAGTGTCACCGATCCACGTCTGCGTCTGGCGTTGCTGACAGCAATTGCTGAAGTTAACGCAGATCTTTATGAGTTCCGCGAGAAACAACGAGAGCAGGGGTATGCGAGCTTGGCCGACGTCCCTGCTGATGTGATCGACGGCGAAAGCCAGCGGCTCATGCTGTATCGCCGTGCGGTGTTTTGCTGGGCAAAAGCAAACCTGGTTGAGCGCTATCGCGATTTTGACGCAACCGGCGATGGAAGCAAGAAAGCCGAAGATATCGAAACAACCTTAGGTGAGCTGTGGCGCGATGTGCGCTGGGCGGAGTCCCGTCTGCGCGATATGCCGCATATGACGGTGGAGCTGATTTGATGAAAGTGCGTGTGCATCAGTATGACACGGTGGACGCACTCTGCTGGCGCCATTACGGGCGCACGCAGGGAGTCACTGAACAGGTGCTGCAGGCGAATCCGGGGCTGGCTGAATATGGCCCCTTTTTACCGCACGGGCTGCAGGTGGAGCTGCCGGATATCACGGCGTCAACCACTGCGCAGACTGTCCAGTTATGGGACTGAACTATGACGCTTGAACGAATCAGCGCCTTTATCACTTACTGCGTTGCCCTGCTTCTGGCATGGCTCGGCGATTTGTCTCTTAAAGATGTATCGACCATTACCGGTCTGGCTCTGGGGATTATTACTGCAGCGGTGACCTGTTATTTACGCTGGAAAGCCTATCAGCTGCTACGGGACGGCAGAATATCCAGGGGGGAATATGAGTCCTTCAATCGTTAAGCGTTGCCTGGTCGGCGCGGTGCTGGCGATTGCCGCCACGTTGCCGGGCTTTCAGTCGCTTCATACCTCCGTCGAGGGGCTGAAACTGATTGCTGATTTCGAAGGGTGCCGCCTACAGCCATACCAGTGCAGCGCCGGGGTCTGGACTGACGGGATCGGCAATACGTCCGGGGTAGTGCCAGGCAAAACCATAACGGAGCGACAGGCCGCGCAGGGGCTGATTAATAACGTGTTGCTGACGGAAAAAAGGATTGAAGCCTGCCTGCAGGTTAAGCCACCTCAGCATGTTTACGATGCCCTGATCAGTATCGGCTTTAATGTTGGAACGGGGGCAATCTGCCGGTCAACAATGGTTTCTTACATCAATCGCCAGCAATGGTGGCAGGCGTGCAACCAGCTCCCCCGCTGGGTTTATGTAAATGGTCAACGGAATAAAGGGCTGGAAAACCGGCGCGCCCGTGAGCTTGCCTGGTGTCTTAAAGGGGCAGGGGCATGACGCGCGCGCTGGCGGTGATCCTGGCTCTGGTGCTGGCACTGCTGGGCTGGCAGTCATGGCGGCTCAACAATGCCGATCACACCATCGGGACGCAGGCTGAGGCGCTTAAAAAGAACAAGCGGGAGCTGGCGAAGAAAAACAGCCAGCTCATCAGCCTGTCCATTCTTAACGAAACCAACAGCCGGGCGCAGACGCAACTTTATGCTGCAGCGGAGGAGACTTCCGCGCTGTTGCGGAGTCGTCAGCGCCGGATCGAGGAGCTAAAACGTGAAAACGAGGATTTACGCCGCTGGGCTGGCACTCCTTTGCCTGCTGACATTATCCGGCTGCGGGACCGCCCGCCCCTCGCCGGAGGTGCAGCTTACCGTGAGTGGTTGTCCAAAAGTGACGCAGTGCCGCCTGGACAGGGCAGCGCCACGCAGTAATGGGGATCTGAATCAGGTGCTGGATGAGACTGAGGCCGCCTGGGCGGTATGTGCCGACAAAGTGGACACGATCATTGCGTGTCAGGAGAGAGACAGTGAACAAGCCGCAGTCCTTACGCAACGCCCTGAATAAATCGGTGGCGTATGTCCGTGACAACCCTGACAAACTGCACCTTTTTGTTGATAACGGTTCGCTTGTCGCAACCGGCGCCCGTTCAATGTCATGGGAATATCGCTACACCCTGAACGTGGTGATTGAAGATTTTAGCGGCAACCAGAATTTAGTGATGGCGCCCGTGCTGCTCTGGTTAATGACCAATCAACCGGACGCCATCAACAACCCGGAGCTGCGCGAAAAACTTTTTACCTTTGACGTCGATATCCTGAGCAACGATCTGTGTGATCTCAGCCTCAATCTGCAGCTCACGGAGCGCGTGATTGTCAGCACAGACGGCACCGTATCGAGCGTAGATGCGGTGCCGGAACCCGACGTACCCGAAGAAATGTGGACGGTGAAACGTGGATGACCTGCAGAGGGTGGATGACTGGCTGGCGGCCCTGCTGGCGAATCTGGAACCGGCAGCCCGCAACCGTATGATGCGACAACTGGCGCAGGAGCTGCGCCGGTCGCAACAGCAAAACATCAGGCTGCAGCGCAATCCAGACGGCACCGCCTTTGAGGCGCGCCGGGTGACGGCCAGAAGTAAAAAGGGGCGCATCAAGCGCCAGATGTTCGCCAAATTGCGCACCACTAAATACCTGAAAACCGCAGCCACTGCGGACTCTGCCAGCGTGCAGTTTGATGGGAAAGTCCAGCGCATCGCCCGTGTACATCACTATGGCTTGCGTGATCGGGTCAGCCGTAAAGGGCCGGAAGTCAAATATGCAGAGCGCCGGTTGCTCGGCATCAATGATGAATCAGAAGACATTACGCGAGACGTCTTACTGCGTTGGTTGTCACAGTGATTTTGTGTCAGGGATGACACAACCCGCCACGCTGCCGCACTCCCTCCGCGCGTGGCAATCTTGCCTTCATGAATACGCAATTAACCGAAATCATGCGCCTTATCACCAATCTGATCCGCACCGGCATTGTGACCGAAGTGGACCGGGACGGCTGGCTGTGCCGGGTAAAAACGGGCGATCTCGAAACCAACTGGATTAACTGGCTGACCTACCGTGCAGGTAAATCCCGCACCTGGTGGTGCCCGTCTCCAGGGGAGCAGGTGGTGCTGTTCAGCTTGGGCGGCAATCTTGAGACAGCCTTTGCGCTTCCGGCCATCTACTCCAACGCCTGCCCGCCGCCGTCAGACTCTGAAAGTGCAGACGTGACCGCATACGAGGATGGCGGCTGGTTCGAATACGACCCCGCCACCGGGCGCTGGATTATTCGCGGCGTGAAAACCGTGCTGATTGAGTCTTCGCAGGTTGTCTCCTGCAAAACCGGTGAGTTTGTGATCGAGGCTGACACCACCCGTATTAACAGCAATGTGATCCTGAACGGCGATGTAACCCACGGCGGCGGCGCGATGACGTCAAACGGCGTCGTTGCTGATAAGCATAAACACCCTGGCGACAGTGGCGGAACGACGGGAGATCCATTTTGACGCTCTATATCGGGATGAGCCGCGATACCGGCAGAGCCATAACGGAAACTGACCACCTGCGCCAGTCGGTGCGTGACATTTTGCTGACCCCGCAAGGGAGCCGGCTTGCGCGCCGGGAGTATGGTTCCCTGCTTTCAGCGCTCATTGACCAGCCGCAAAACCCGGCGCTGCGCCTGCAGATCATGGCTGCGGTGTATGTGGCGCTGCGGCGCTGGGAGCCGCGGCTGCAGCTGGACACCATCACGGTTAACAGCAGCAGCATGGATGGCGCAATGGTTATTGAGCTGGCAGGCCAGCGTAATGACGGCGTGCCCGTGTCCCTTTCCGTATCGACAGGAGCAGACAATGGCCGTTATTGATCTTTCCCAGCTGCCGCCGCCGCAAATTGTGGATGTGCCGGATTTTGAAACCCTGCTGTCTGAGCGCAAGGCTGAATTTGTCGCGTTATTTCCGGCAGAAGAACAGGAGGCCGTGGCCCGCACCTTAACGCTTGAGTCTGAGCCGGTGGTGAAAATGCTGCAGGAAAATGTGTACCGGGAGCTGCTGCTGCGCCAGCGGATTAACGAGGCGGCTAAAGCCGTGATGGTGGCCTATTCCGGCGGGGATGACCTGGACAATTTAGGCGCGAATAACAACGTACAGCGCCGGGTGATTACGGCTGCGGACGACACCACAACGCCGCCAACGGAGGCGGTAATGGAATCTGACGCGGATTATCGCCAGCGCATCCCGGCAGCCTTTGAGGGGATGAGCGTTGCCGGTCCAGTCGGTGCTTATGAATATCACGCGCTTAGCTCGGATGGTCGGGTGGCGGACGCGTCGGCGTTCAGCCCGTCACCGGCGGAAGTCGTGGTGACTATTCTGGCCCGTGACGGCGATGGTACTGCGCCGGAAGACTTACTGCAGGTCGTCGGTGAGGCCCTTAATGATGAGGCTGTACGGCCGGTGGCGGATCGGGTGAGTGTCCGATCTGCTGAGATTGTCCCCTATGAAATTGATGCGGTTCTTTATGTCTATCCCGGCCCGGCAAAGGAACCCATCCTGGCGGCCGCGAAAGCGCAGGGTGCGGCATATATCAACGAGCAGCGTCGTCTGGGGCGTGACGTGCGGTTGTCTGCGATCTATGCCGCTCTGCATGTTCAGGGCGTCCAGCGCGTTGAGCTGATGAAGCCCCTGGCGGACATGGTGTTAGATAAAACGCAGGCGTCATATTGCACCGATTTTAAGGCAGAAATTGGTGGCTCTGATGACTAGCAGTCTGTTACCGCCGGGGTCGTCTGCGCTGGAGCGCAGGCTGGCGCAAGCCTGTTCAGGTATCAGTGATTTAAACGTACCGCTGCGTGACCTGTGGAACCCGTGGAAATGCCCGGCAAAGTTTCTGCCGTATCTGGCCTGGGCTTTCTCCGTTGACCGATGGGAGGAAACCTGGACAGAAACCGCTAAGCGGCAGGCAGTAAGTGATGCGTTCTGGATCCATCAGCGAAAAGGAACGGTGGCGGCAGTTAAGCGGGTGATCGAGGGGCTGGGTTACTCAATGACCCTTGAGGAATGGTGGGAGGTAGCCGACCCTGCCGGGACATTCCGCCTTGAGATTGACCTGAATGAAATCGGCATCACGGAGCCGATGATAAACGAGCTTGAGCGAATTATTGGTGACGCAAAGCCGGTCAGCAGACATATATCGCAGCTCATGCTATCTGCATCATCGAAGGGTATCTCGAATATTGGGGCCGCTCTATTCGATGGCGAAATTATTACCGTTTATCCATTAGGATATAAGCCGGAAGAGAGCATTCATTTCGACGGCATAGCGTATTACAACGATAACTATCATTACTCAGGGGATTAACTGACATGCCTTCAATCACTGAAAATTCGCAATGGGAAAATATTATTCCCTTAATTACCCGCGCGGATAAAGTAGAGGGCGGAAGTGCGGGCCTGATTAATGTCCAGACCCGTATACTGGCCGACCGTACCACGTACCTGAAGGAGCAGCTCGACGCCTATAATGGCCTGCTGAAATCAGGCGACCTGCCATTTACCGATAAAATAGCGGCTCAGAGCGCCATCACTGCCGGAAAGATACCTGATGGCGGGATTTTCTCCGTGCGCTCAGATAATCCTCTCTACTGGGCGGAAGAGTGCAAAAACGTATCGGGAGTGGTTATTTCAACCGGGAAGTATTTACCCGCTGACCAGGCGTTGCGCCGGTCTAATATTCTGTTTGATGCGTTTAATGAAAATTCAGCTTCGGATCTGAAGTTCGGGGGGTGGGACTGGTATCGCGGGGCAGCAGTTACATTCAGCTCATCTGATGCTGATATCCCGTTGCCGACCCCGGTGGCTCAGTATTCTGGCGTATGGTCTGCTGACAAATACTACGACCTGGCTCGTTTACCCGTCAGGGCTGGTGATCGGCTCACTTTTTCCGTGCTTGCGTGGTTTCAGAATGCGGGATCTAAATTTCATATTTTCTGGATGGCCGCCAATGGTGCTGTGATTTCATCTAAATCACAACTGGCATTATCTGCCGGAATTAACACACCTGTATTAACCGATATTATTCCTGCTGACGCCTCATACGTCAGGATCCGCGTGGAAAATACCACCACAGGCGCTTTTAAGGTCGGCGCTTATGCCGCCTCCCGTGGCGTTATCCCGCCGGAGTTTGTCCGGGCGTCGCCGGATAAGGTTCAGATGTCTGCGATCATTTCATCAGGCGTTGCTGGCCTGGTTTCGCGAGTCGATGCACTTCAGGGGGCAATTTCCGTCGGTTATGCCTACGGCGCAGCATGGCAGGCCGGAAAGTTCATCAACCCGAACACGGGCGTGGCAACAGATAACGCCGCACTAAACTGCGCTTTCGTACCTCACCGGGATGGTGATGGCTGGTTAGTTACAGCCCTGGTGACAGGGGCAGCGACGGCCCTTGCGGTCTACATGAATGCTGCGGGCACTGTGCTGGGTGTTGAAGGGCGAGGAACGGTCACGCCGCAGCAGTTTACAAACTACCGCCTGAATGTCCCGGCAGGTACGACACAAATCGGCATTACAGGCCGCAATTCAGCAGAAATGGCAGTGAAAAAACTGGCTGTTGTTGAGACTGCCGGCGTGCTTTCCAGTATTGATTCTCTTGATGTTCGCGTTAAAGCTATGGAAGACGCGATGGTATATGACTTTGTTAAACAGGATGTTGCGATTACTGCCGGGGCGTATATCAATCGTGCGAATGGTTCTATTGTGGCGAACAGTGCGTTTGATTGTGCCGTGTTCAGTTATACGACGGGAGACCGCTGGAAAGTCACAGCCCGCGTGAACGGCAGCGGGGTTTCACTGGCGGTCTACACAAACAGCGCGGGCACCGTCATCGGGACTGAGGTTGCAGGCACGACAGAATCAGTGGACTTTATTGATTACGAACTGTCACCCCCAGCCGGTACGGCAAAAATCGGCATTACAACACGAATCGCCGTCCCCATTATTGCCAAAAAGTATGTCGTCGTTCCCGGTGGTGGTGGATCTGTCAGCCCCTGGTCAGGAAAAAAAATCGATGTTATGGGCGACAGCAACGTCGCATACAACAAGTGGCAACCACTTGTCGCGGCAGAGCTGGGATGTTCATTCCTGAACCACGGCGTTGGCGGTTCGAAAATTGCCAAGCCTGACAGCGCGTCAACGCAAATCAGCATGTGCGATGACGTACGAATTAATGCCCTGGACACATCGGCAGCGGCGTGGATTTGCGGCCCGTGGGGAACAAACGACTGGGCGCAAAATATTCCGATTGGGAATATCTCCGATACAGTCAACACCACCGTTTACGGTGCGCTGAATATCATCGCTCAGAAACTGCGTGCGCGCGCCCCAACAAAACCTATCCTGTGGGCCACGCCGTTCAATGGCGACTATGATTCGCCACGCTCAGCGGCATGGGCTGACGGCGAAACAAACGGATACGGGCGGGTTTCTGACTATGCGGCGGCTATACGCGCTGTGGCGTTGAGATACGGTTTTCCATTAATTGACCTGAACGCCGATTGTGGGTGGACGAAATTCAACAGCACCAGTTTTTTGCTGACGGAAGGGGATTCAAACCCGTCCCGAATCCACCTCAATGCAGGTGCGGGGCCTGCACGAATATCGGCGCTGGTTATTGACCGTCTTAATTCCCTTGAGCAGTTTGCCGTCTGAGACTGACAGCACAGGGATACCTGCACCGGCGTGATTCAGATGCGCCGGTTTTCCGGAAGCCGAACAACGAAAAGAGAGGGCGCGGTGAGCGAGAAATTTTACACAGTCCTGACTGAGCATGGTGAAGCTGCGTTCGCTCAGGCCATTGTGACAGGCGTACCCGTCAATATTACGGAAATGGCCGTCGGAGACGGCGGGGGCGCGCTGCCTGAATTTGACAAAACAAAAACCGGGCTGGTCAATGAAGTTTATCGCGCCCGCGTCAACAGAGTGGTGATTGCTGACGATGCCGCGAATGTTATTCGCACAGAGTTGATTATCCTGCCCCAGGCCGGAGGATTCTGGATAAGGGAAGCGGCATTGTATGACGAGAGCGGCGTATGTCTGGTTGTGGCCACCGTTCCCCCGTCTTATAAACCGCTGCTTGCTCAAGGATCCGGGCGGCTTCACGCGGTCAATCTGTGGATTGCCGTCAGCAGCACGGAAGATGTGACGCTGAAAGCTGACCCGTCTGTTATCCTTGCGACGATTGAGGAAGTTAACCAGGCAAAAAGCGAGGCAAAGGATTATGCCGATGAAGCTGTTTCAGAGCTGGGAAAGAACATCCAGGAAGAGATGGGTGAGCTGGATAAAAACACCCAAAAGGCCATCGCCGATGCTGTGAAAAAAGCGGTCAGTGACGCATGGGAGCAGGATAACCCTGTCGGTACCACGCGCTTTTTTAATCAGAACCTCAACCCGAATCAGCGCTGGCCGTGGTCTCAATGGGTTTACACCGGCGAAAATAAAACAATTCGCGTCGGAAAAGCTGACGGCTCAAACGTCGGGCAAGCTGGCGGCAGCGATAACGTCACGCTGCAGCGGAATAACCTGCCCGCTGTGCAGATTAACGTCAACGGCGAAACCAGCGAGTTACCTGCACATGAGCTGACAACCAGGGGGGCTGGCAGGCACAAACACCAGGGAGGGATGGCAGCACCGGGTGAGGCATGGGACGGGAATTATATTGTCGGCTCCGATAATGACAGCCACCGCACCCGTAATTACACCAGTGAAGCTGACGATCATACCCATATCGTTGATATCAAGGCCCACAAACACACGACCAGCGGCAAAACCGACAACCTCGGCGAAGGTAAATCGTTCAGTGTGGTTGAAGCTCACATCCTGCTGATGTGCTGGAGCCGCGTTGCCTGATAAACCCCGGTATCAGTCTGCCCCGATAAGGGGCTTTTTTCTGTCTGCGGTTGTGCCATTGACGGTACAACGGCCATCAACGGCTTGCGGTGAATGATTTCCCTACCATGGGTGAACCCCTAAACAGGAGATTCATTCATGGCGCAAGACTATCACCACGGCGTGCGTGTTGTTGAAGTTAACGACGGCACCCGCTCTATCACGACGGTGAGTACGGCGATTGTGGGCATGGTATGCACCGGCGATGATGCCGATGCCTCTGTGTTCCCGCTCAATAAGCCGGTTCTGCTTACCGATGTACTGACCGCCAGCGGCAAAGCGGGCGAGTCCGGCACGCTGGCCCGCTCACTGGACGCCATCGCCGACCAGGCAAAACCCGTCACCGTTGTGGTGCGTGTTGCCCAGGGCGAAACCGAAGCGGAAACCACCTCCAATATTATCGGCGGTGTAACCGCTGACGGTAAGAAAACGGGCATCAAAGCGCTGCTTTCGGCGCAGTCGCAGCTGGGCGTGAAGCCGCGCATTCTGGGCGTGCCGGGCCATGACACGCAGGCTGTTTCCACTGAGCTGTTAAGCGTGGCGCAGAGCCTGCGCGGTTTTGCGTATCTGTCTGCCTACGGTTGTAAAACCGTGGAAGAAGCGATTGCCTACCGCGAAAATTTCAGTCAGCGAGAAGGGATGCTGATCTGGCCTGATTTCATCAACTTTGACACGGTGCTGCAGGCGGATGCGACTGCTTACGCCACTGCCCGTGCGCTGGGTCTGCGTGCAAAAATCGACGAGCAGACCGGCTGGCATAAAACCCTTTCTAACGTGGGCGTCAACGGCGTAACCGGCTTGTCTGCGGATGTGTTCTGGGATCTGCAGGACACGGCAACCGATGCCGGACTGCTGAACCAGAACGACGTCACCACCTTGATCCGCAAGGATGGTTTCCGCTTCTGGGGTTCCCGCTGCCTCAGCGATGACCCGTTATTCCAGTTTGAAAACTACACCCGTACCGCGCAGGTGCTGGCAGACACCATGGCGGAGGCGCATATGTGGGCGGTGGACATGCCGCTTAACCCTTCGCTGGCTCGCGACATTATCGAAGGTATCCGCGCCAAAATGCGCAGCCTGGTAAATCAGGGCTACCTCATCGGCGGTGATTGCTGGATTGATGACAGTGTGAATGACAAAGACACGCTGAAAGCCGGGAAACTCTGGATCGACTACGACTATACGCCAGTGCCGCCACTGGAAAACCTGATGCTGCGCCAGCGCATCACTGACCGTTACCTGGTGGATTTCACCACCCGCGTAAGCGCATAAGGGGGACCCATGGCCTTACCACGCAAGTTAAAACACCTGAATATTTTTAACGCCGGTAACAACTGGATGGGCATTGCTGAATCCGTCACCCTGCCGAAATTCACCCGCAAGCTGGAAAACTACCGCGGCGGCGGCATGCCCGGTTCAGTCGGTATTGATCTGGGGCTGGATGATGGCGCGCTGGATACGGAAATGACCATCGGCGGTACGGAGGCGCTTCTGTTTAAACAGATGGGCAAAGCCACGGTGGACGGCGTACAGCTGCGCTTTACCGGGTCTATTCAGCGCGACGACACCGGCGAAGTGCAGGCCGTTGAGCTGGTCGTCCGTGGGCGCCACAAAGAGGTGGATTCCGGCGAGTGGAAAACCGGCGAGAGCAATTCCACCAAAGTCAGCAGCGTTAACTGTTACGCGAAGCTGACCATTAACGGTGAAGTGCTCTATGAGGTCGATTCGATCAACATGATTGAAATTGTTGATGGTGTTGACCTGATGGAAGAACACCGTAACGCCATCGGTCTGTAATTTTTTCCTGGCGCGCGAGGTCGCGCCAGCCAACCCATAACAGGAAAAGAGCATGAGTGAGAAAACAGAAGCAACGGTGAAACTGGATAGCCCGATTAAGCGCGGTGATACCACGATTACGGAAATTGTGCTGCGTAAGCCGCAATCCGGCGCGCTGCGCGGTACGCGACTGCAGGCGGTGATGGAGATGGACGTGGCCTCTATGATGACCGTGATCCCCCGCATCTCCACACCAACGCTGACCCCGCAGGAAATGGCGGACCTCGACCCGGCAGACCTGGCCGCGATGTCTGTCGAGGTGGTCCTTTTTTTGTTGCCGAAGTCGGCACTTGCCGATTTGCCGACAGCCTGACGGTAGATGACCTGGTGGCGGATATCGCCACGATATTTCACTGGCCGCCGTCCGTCACTGACGTTATGCCGCTGACGGAAGTGCTGGAGTGGCGGCACAGAGCGATAATGCGTAGCGGGGCCAGCGATGAGTGATAAAAACCTGCGCCTGCAGGTGGTTCTGAATGCGGTTGATAAACTCACCCGCCCTTTAAAAAATGCGCTGGCTGGCTCGAAGGAGCTGGCCTCCGGCATCCGGCAGACCCGTGATCAGCTTAAACGGCTTAACGACGCGGGGAGCCAGTTAAAATCTTTTGATCAACTCTCACAGAGCCTGAACCGGACCAGCAACGAGCTGGACCAGGCGCGGCTGCGTGCGCAGATGATGACGCGCGAGCTGGCAGCGCTCGAATCCCCCACGAAAAAACAGACGCAGGCGCTTGAGGCGCAATGGCGCGCCGTATCACGCCTGGAACAAAAGCAGCAGCAGGAAACGCGGCAGATGGCGGCAACCAGGGCGGAGCTGTATCGCCTTGGCATCTCTGCGGGCGGCGGTGCCCGTGAAACAGCCCGCATTACCCGCGAAACGGATCGCTATAACCAGCAGCTGGCAGAGCAGGAGCGGCGCTTGCGGGACGTGGGCGAGCGCCAGCGCAAGCTGAATGCGATCAGGGCCAAAGCTGACAAGATGCGCGACGTGCGTAACAACCTGGCGGGGAACGGTGCCGGGATGATGGCGGCCGGGGTGACAACGGGCGCGACGCTAACGGCGCCCATTCGCGCTTACTCGGAATCAGAGAACGCGGCTAACCAGCTGGCAGGCTCCATGATGGGGCCGGGCGGAAAGGTAGCGCCGGAGTTTGCGAAGCTAAACAAGCTGGCAATCGCCCTGGGTGACCGGCTGCCCGGCACCACGGCAGACTTTCAGAACATGATGACCATGTTGCGCCGTCAGGGCATGTCTGCGCAGGTCATCCTGGGCGGGCTGGGTGAGTCGGCGGCGTACCTCGGCGTACAACTGCAGATGGCACCAACGGATGCCGCAGAGTTTGCTGCAAAACTGCAGGATGCCACGCAGACCACCGAAAAGGACATGATGAGCCTGATGGATGTGATCCAGCGGGGTTATTACGCGGGCGTTGACCCCGGCAATATGCTGCAGGGTTTTTCGAACATTGGTAGTGCAATGGATATTATCCGTCAGAAGGGATTGGGGGCAACGAAGGTATTTGCACCATTGCTGGTGATGGCGGATCAGATGGGGATGGCTGGCGAGTCAGCAGGGAATGCCTACCGTAAAATATTCCAGGCTGTCATGGATACCAAAAAAGTTAATAAAGCCAATGCCTCAATTAAAGGATCAGGAGTCAAATTAGACTTTACTGATGGAAAAGGGGAATTTGGTGGACTGGATAAACTATTTGCCCAGCTTGATAAGTTAAACAAATTAAATACAGAGCAAAGGCTTGCGACGCTTAAAGCGGTATTTGGTGACGATGCCGAAACGCTAAAGGTATTGAATAACATGATTACCAAAGGGATGTCTGGTTATCGTGAAACAGTAGCGAAGCTGGAGAATCAGGCAACCCTGCGCGAGCGCGTCGATGCGTCTCTTAATACCCTGGGCAACAAATGGGAAGCCGCTGGCGGCTCCTTTACCAACGCCATGGCGAGCATCGGCGAAACCGTCGCACCGGTACTTAAAGATATTGCTGACTGGCTGGGTAATCTGGCGTCAGCACTGGATGGTTTTGTTAAGCGGCATCCGCAACTAACGGCAGCGCTGTTTAAGATTGTGGCGGTGTTTGCGGTTGTCGCTACTGCTGCAGGCATGTTGTCGCTGGCTCTGGCGTCCATTCTGGGACCGATGGCGGTGCTGCGGGTGAGTGCTGGGGTTCTGGGAATTAAGTTTGCCTCCGCTTTTGGTCTGATAAAGCAGGTGATTGGTGGTGCGGGCCAGGCGGTCCTCTGGTTAGGTCGGTTGATGATGGCTAATCCCATTCTGGCGATAGTTGGCCTGATTGCGATGGGAGCCATCTATATCTGGCAGAACTGGGAAACGCTGGGGCCGAAGTTTAAAGCACTGTGGGATGCCATCACGTCAGGGGTGTCAGTAGCCTGGACTGTGATTAAGCAGACCATAAGCAGCAAATGGGATGAAATTCTGAGTGATGTTGCCGCGCTGCCCGCAAAGTTTAAAGCTGTGGGCGGGGCGATCATTGACGGCATCCTGAGCGGTATCAATGAGAAGTGGGAAACGCTTAAGAGCAAGCTGGCATCGGTCAAAAGCTATCTGCCGGACTGGATGACCGGCGGGGACAAATCGCCAGGCGCACCTCAGCAGAAAGGGCCGGGCGGATTTTTCGCGGGGATGTATGACGGCGGCGGCTATATTCCACGCGGGAAGGTGGGCATTGCTGGCGAGAATGGCCCGGAGCTGATTAACGGTCCAGCTTATGTGACCAGCCGCAGGAGGACGGCCGCGCTGGCGTCCGTTGTCGCCGGAATGATGGGGGGCGCTATGCCTGCAGAGGCCGCCCCGCTTCATCCGATGAGCCTGCCGGCGGCCTCATATCGCCCTGCAGCTGAGAAACCAGCAGGTACGCGGCCGGTGTTCCAGTTTGAAACCCAGGCACAAATTATTATCCAGGCGCTGCCGGGGCAGAGTGCGCAGGATATTGCGCAGGAGGTAGCGCGACAGCTTGATGAGCGCGAGCGTCGTATGAGGGCTAAGGCCCGCAGCAATTTCAGCGATCAAGGAGGGTATGACTCATGATGATGGTCCTGGGCTTGTTTGTATTTCAGCTGCGCACGGTGCCTTATCAGCAGCTGCAGTATCAAAGGAACTGGCGCCATGTTACCAACAATCGCGTAAATCGCCGCCCGACCACGCAGTTTCTGGGGCCAGATAACGATCAGCTGACGCTTTCCGGCGTCCTCATGCCGGAAGTTACTGGAGGCCGGTTGTCTCTGCTGGCGCTGGAGCTGATGGCAGAACAAGGTAAGGCCTGGCCTCTTATCGAGGGTGGTGGGACCATCTACGGCATGTATGTGATTGAGAGCCTTAACCAGACGAAAGCGGAATTTTTCGCCAGTGGCGAAGCCAGGAAAATAGAGTTTTCGTTGGGGCTTAAACGGGTGGATGAGTCCCTGTCTGAAATGTTCGGCAGTCTGAGCGATCAGCTTAGCAGTCTGCAGGATTCTGCCGCCGCCGCAGTAGGGAACATCAGATCCACGGTAGGAGGATTGCTGCAGTGAGCGAGATGGCTGATTTACTCAACCTCGGAAGCAAGACCCCGGCCTTTCGGATCGTGATTGAAGGTAAAGATGCCACGCAGACGCTGGATAAACGTCTGCTGGGTATGACACTGACCGACAACCGCGGATTTGAAGCTGACCAGCTTGATCTGGAGCTGGACGACGCCGACGGCCTGGTAATTATGCCGCGTCGTGGCGCAGTGATTTCTCTGGCGCTGGGATGGAAAGGCGAGCCGCTGTACTCAAAAGGTAAGTTTACCGTTGACGAAATAGAGCATAGCGGCAGCCCGGACAGGCTGACAATCCGTGCCCGTAGTGCTGATTTCAGGGAAACGCTGAATGTCCGGCGTGAGAAGTCCTGGCACAAAACGACGGTGGGCGATGTGGTGAAAGACATTGCCGCGCGGCACAGCCTTAAAGTTGCTATAGGAAATGATGTTGCTGCGATGGCGCTGGATCACCTGGACCAGACCAACGAAAGCGACGCCAGCTTTTTAATGAAGCTGGCGCGGCAGTATGGCGCGATTGCCTCAGTCAAGGACGGTAATCTGCTGTTTATCCGGCAGGGGCAGGGGAAAACAGCAAGTGGTAAACCGTTGCCGGTCATCACTATTACCCGTAAGGACGGAGACAGCCACCGGTTTAGCTTGGCTGACAGGGGAGCATATACGGGTGTTATCGCTCACTGGCTGCATACCCGTGAACCGGAAAAGAAAGAAACGGCAAAGGTGAAGCGCCGCCGGAGGACGACAAAACCCAAAGAGCCGGAAGCAAAGCAGGGGGATTACCTGGTCGGAACGGATGAGAACGTGCTGGTTCTGAACCGTACCTATGCGAACCGCAGTAATGCAGAACGGGCAGCAAAAATGAACTGGGAGCGGCTGCAGCGTGGTGTGGCGTCATTCTCTCTCCAGCTGGCAGAAGGCCGCGCGGATCTCTATACGGAAATGCCCGTTAAGGTTAGCGGCTTTAAACAGCCTATTGATGATGCGGAATGGACCATCACAACATTGATGCACACGGTGAACCCGGATAGCGGGTTTACAACCAGTATCGAACTGGAAGTGAAGATTGATGATTTAGAAATGAGCTGATGAGGTTCACAAAATGGAAGTTATGTGTATCATTATGTGATTGAAATGTGCGGGGTGGGAGATAAATGTAATGATGAATTGTCCAAAGTGCGGCCACGCGGCGCATACACGGAGTAGCTTTCGGGTAACGGATCAGACAAAAGAGCGTTACTGTCAGTGCCAGAACATTAATTGCGGAACCACCTTCATCACTCATGAAACCGTAGTGCGTTACATCATGACACCTGGAGTCATTGATAATGCCCCGCCGCACCCCACTGCCGCCGGGCAGGGGCATATGAATTTCTGA